GTTAGTATGTGCCGCCGCCGAACGAATCCAAGCCACCGGCGCCAACATAGTCCAGCTTCGATGTCAACAACATACCAAGACAGTCAATCGGATCCTTGGACGCACCCTTCTGGCCATCGCGTCCAGTATGCTCGCTCAGACACCAAATCAGGTTGTGACACTCCTTGCCAATATACAGGTGCGGCTCATTCAACGTGGTCATCGGCTGCGTCGAGTCCCAGCTCAGTTCAGAATTGATTGCTGCAATGCGCTGATCCACTGGAACACCAGGCGCAGGCACAAACGCCATGGCCTCATCTTGCTCCGATGGCTCAGCTAATAAATCAATCAACGTGGTTCCACCTTGCTCGCTGATAGCCGGAGTTCCGCCAGCCTTCGGGTCGATCAACCGCATCACCGGCTCGCCTAGCCCAATCTCCTCCTCAATCGCGCGGAACAGCTCTCGATACTCAATAATCGACCTTCCAGCGCCTAATGTCTGCGCTGGACCCACTTTGCCGTCCGCTTTCTCGCTGGATAAAGCCCATTCTCCGAAGCCCTGGAAGTCCGGAAATTCACGCAAAACCACCTTCTTGCCATCTTGCATAACCCAAATCCACAGGCAAAACCAGTTACGCGCACCAGCCGGATCAACAACCATATACAGACTGCCAGGCCGATCCTTCAGTGTTCCAATATCCACACAGTGCGTCTCAGGCCTAAATCGCGCAAACGCCTTGCCTACGTTTTCCGAAGCCCAGCCGTAAGCACGCGTCAGAACCTGGCCTATAGGCGCACCCACCAGCTTGGACTTCATCTCGTCCCAGGGATTGTACGGATTGTCCTCGCTGAAAAAGAACACCGTCTTGCGATTCGTACGCTCCTGCTCCATCACGCGCGGCGCAGAATCCATCGGCCAGCCCACAAGCGCCTGCTTTCCAGTCAACAAATCACCCTTGGCCCACTTCACTACTTTCGAGCCAGCTACGAATTCCTTGTACACACTCGCAACACCCTCCAGCGGAGTCTGCGTCACTAAGAACTTACCGCGGCGAGTCACTAGGCGATACCGCAACGTGTCCACCCAGCTCTGCGGCACCAACTCATCGCACCAAATCAGGTCCGCTTCGCGACCTTCAATCGTGTTCTCAGACTGCGTGTAATTCAAAAAGTCGCACCTGGAACCGTTCGGCAGAATAAAACTGCCGTCGGTAAAACCGTTTTTACGCGAGTAATTCAAGTAGTGAATTCGACCCTTCTTGGTCACGCGCAAGTGCACTGGCAAATAATTATAAATCGCAGGCTGCTGCACCGTAACGCTGGTCGCATTGCTGGTATGACAGCATAACACGTTGCAATTCTCCTTGCTTAGTAGCGTCTCAACCACCTTGCGAGCAGCCCATAACGTCTTTCCAGCTCGGTTGCCGCCGCTGATTAAAAGCTCACTACAAGTATTCCAAACATCACCAGCGATTTCCCAGTGCGGCGGAATATAGCCATACTGATACGGATCCGCCTTCTCCAGCAGGCACAATTGCGTCCGAGCAGCTCGCAACTCCAGAGCCCGCGGGTGCGCCGCCTCAACTTTCGGTATCACCGGGTGCTGCGGCTGCTCGTTCCACCACACGCGACTGCACGGTTCCTGACAAAAATATTGCGTGAAACGCGCCGGCTCAAACTCAGTCGAACACACTAAGCAAGAACGCTTTGCGAGATTTTTTTGTTTTGGGTGACGCGTCGCCTTTTCGCCGCCGGCCGCGGTCGCGACCCCCGCCCCCCCGTCTGACTGGTCATTCATTGTTTACACGTGTAAAGATTGAATATAATGTGTATTGTGCATCACGCTTCTGGGATCTGCTCGTCGTTTATTTGCACCGCTTGCTTTGGTCGCAATTCATTCATCAGCTCTTTATGGTTCATCGTTAACGATAACGAAGCGTGAATTGACTGTGGTTGGCCCTTTAAAACGTTTAATTTGTCGAGCACCACCGCGGTCGAGATGGGTAAAGTCCTCGCATCTATTTCATCCATTCCGCTTATAGCAAGTCGCTTTGTGCCCTTCCAAAGTGCGATTTCCATGAAGGAAATGACGTCATCACGCCACTTTTCTGCGGCATTTGGGCCTTCTGGATAGTCGACTGGGACTTTAACACCGCGAATGAGCTTGAAAGCGGTGGTCTCTGACAGGCCTGTGTTGCTGGATATCTGCTGAAGTGACTGATTCTGGAATATGCCATCGATGACTGCGTCGGCCTTGTCCTGGTCGAGGTTGGAGTTGAAGTGCTGATCTGGGTGTAGCGTGTGCTTATAGCCGAGGAATTCAGCTGACTGGCGTATTCGTTCCGCTTCGTCCTCAGGAACGCGTGGATCGCCTGCCAGGGCCCAAGAAACACGATCCTTATTCGAATGGCAGTGACGCGCCACGTCGTGGAGGCTGACGGCCTTGGCTTTTGTCTTAGGGCCTAGTTTCTTCATGGCTTGGAGGTGTTCAGCTGATACGGATGCTCGCCCCAATGGCGCAGTGGCTTGGTTGGCTGCATCTGGTAGTGTGGAAATCCTGCGAGTGAGATGCGTAGTGCTGCGGCGTAGTCCTCGGACAGGTATTCGTGCTTGCCTGGCAGCGTTTCAAAGGCGAACGGCATCCAGAGTGTTGGGAATGTTGGTATCATGGTATCGTGCACGGTATCGATGTGGTACGGGTACTCGACGTCGGGCTTGGACAGCGACTCGATGGTTTGCAATACGACATTGCGCGGTATTGCTAGGCAGCCGGAGGCGAACATGTGGATGGGGCTGAGCTCTGGGTATTCCAGGAGCGGCAACGCGTTAGCGTCTGCGCGTAGTGCTGGCCTGGGCGGAAATCCGCGGCACGAGTAGGGTATGCACACTGTGGCGTTGAGTGTGTGCGCTAGGTCGACGGCTTTGAGCACGTCTGCGGCTTGGAACTCGATATCGTGATCTAGCTGAAGCCAGACTTGCTTGTCGGATTCCAGGAAGAACTGTGTTGCCCTGGACCTGGATCTAGAGATGAGTGCATCTTCGCGCACCATGCGAAGGTCTGCGTACCTGGAAGTCTTATGGAACGTGCTGACCAGGTCGACGAATGAAAGCAGGACCTGCGGGTGCAGATTGCCGTAGCCGTAGAGCGTGACGTGTGTGGACGGGAGTGCGTCGCTCATTGGTTGTGTGGGTTTGGGTGCGGCGTGATGGGTGCGATGAGCAATGAGGCACCTGAGTCATCGGTGACTGGGTCTTTAGGATCGCGTGGTTTGCGTGCGCGTTTGCGATTCTCTGCGGCATCCAGGAGGGCATTACGTTCGATCTCGAGAGTGCGGACCATGGCCGCGTTGACCCAGCGACCGCTGATGCCTGGAATGATTTTTTGGTGTTTGTCGGTCCACGGTGTTTGTGAGGTTGAGGTGCTCATTGTTGTGTTGAGTGTACTGCGTTGTACTGCGTTGTACTGCGTTACTTTTTGGAGATTAGACCTGACTGCATTGCTTTGGCCACTAGTGATTTGGCTTCTTGCAGCAGTTGTTGGTTGGTTACCAGGTCTGGGTCGTTGACTTTGTACTGTGCGAGCACGTGGTTGGTGTTGGGTTTGGGCTCGCGGTAGCCGTTGTTGAATTTGGTTTTATTGAGTCTGGTGTTCATGTGTGTTATTGTGTTGCCTGCGACCACTGTTTGATATCGTGTTTGATGAGTCTGGCTTGTTCTGTGGTAGTTGAGTTGCGATCGTAGAGTACCTCGCACCATTCGCGCAGTGTATTACCTGCTAATATGAGTTCTTCGATGTGTTGTTTAGCGTCGTTGAGTTCTAGTTCAAGTTCGCGAGCTTCATCTGCTAGGCAGTACTCCTCTAAATCGAAGTGCGTGATTACAGCATCTGTTCTAGGTGTTTGGTTCATGCGTATCCTTGTAGCATTGGTCAGCGAGCATTTCGTCGCGTTCGGTCTCTAGTTGTTTGATGCGTTTCTTCAATTTATCAATCGTGTCATTCCTGTGCTGCACAGTCTGTCGCAATATCTTAATCGACTCGCCAGCTTGAAAGATAACCTCCTGATCCTCTTCCATCCTCTGAGCAGCCTCTAGTATCGCAGCATTAGCAACACCATCCTCAGATTGGATGTCACTAGCCAACACGCGCAGCACCTTGATGAGTGTTTCTGTGGGTGTGTTCATTGCTGCTTCTCCTTGTTCTCGCGATTGCGTTTGTTTTTGGCGTTGATCCAGCGGCGTTGGCTCTCGCGATTGCGTGCGCGGATTTTGTCGTAGTGTTCCTGGGTGACCCATCGTTCGCGTTGGCTGCCGTCCTTAGTTTTCCAGGACCAGGCTAGGACCAGGCCGTCTGCGCGTACGGTACCTGGCTTGAGTCGCTTGGGTGCGACTGGCTTGTGATATGTGGTTTGTGCATTGGTAGCGTTGGTAGCAATTGAGGACTCACCGAACAGGAACGCGTGGATTTTGCTGAGTATGTTCATGGATTTTCTGATGTTGAGGTTGAGGTTAGTACTGTGACTGTGACTGTGACTGTGACTGTGACTGTGACTGTGACTGTGACTGTGACTGTATCTTGTTGGCTAGATGTGCTGGCAGTGGCACGCGGTATCGCTTGTCCCACAGGAATAGGCAGTGTGTGCGACCGTCGTGCGTGATTTGTTTCAGAGGATGCATTCCAAGGTTGATCCACGCGATGTCCTCGCCTTTCAGGTACGCGTGTTCGTGGATGAATTGCTCCAATGACGGCAGGTGCAGGTCGATTTTGAATCGTCCATTGTGTTCAAAACATTTTGAACGCGGCACGAATATGAGGCTATTTTGCGAGTGCGAGTGCGACTGCGGATCTTGATGGCTGTGCATGTGATGCAATGAAAAGCCCCAGGGACGTATGCGCTGGTAGCTGTCGGGAAAACACGCAACTAGATGGGGGTCTAGCTGAAAACCCGGCAACGCATACGCCCTTGGGGCGTCTCTTGTGATTTGCAACATGTGTTTTTTCCGCAGCTACGCGGAATCTTGCTCGAGTGAGCATGAAAGTATTCCAGAGTCAATGCTGGATTGTGTTGGATGCTAGGCTAGTGCGCGTGGTGTTGCGCGCGTTACGTGATGTGGCTTACAGTAGGCGCAAACCGCGCTTCGCGGCCGGCGCCATGCCGGCAGATTACGCGCGTTATGCGTGTATACAATTATCCTTAAAAGATCGGTCGAAACTTTGTTTTTTTGTTTTCAGCGGCTTTCATCAAACGAGCCGCATGATATGCCGAAGGCTAATGGACTGCGTCCAATTGAATCAAAGATCTATAAGCCTCAGAGGCTTAGCCTCGGAACATTATACACACCCAAAATTCACCTGGTCAAGAACATTCGCATGTCCTACGTCGTAAGTGCTTGGTTTTCAGGCACATTTAAATGTGAATTGATACCGATTTTGACCTCGCTGAGATCACCGTCGTTGAGCATATCCAGCCGGTTGAGCTTAGATTCTAAGGCCGTGGCCACCTGCTCCTCGATCGTGCCAGCTGCGTACAGTACACGCTGGATGGACTTGGAACGCCCACCGGCACGGTGCACGCGTCCAAGCGCCTGGCGCAGGTCGAGCGCCGACCAGGTGGGACTGATGAGAGCCAGCCGCGGGTACTTGCCGTTGAGATCGTGCAGGCTGATGCCGACGCCGCCTGAGTTGATTTGCGCGATCAGCACCCGAGCTTGATCTGCCTGGAATGCATCGATGGCTGCCTGCCGTTCGGCCGCGTTTTGCGATCCCCAAACGACGGGCACAGTGCCGATGTTGGTCGACGATTGGATAGCCTCGCGCAGTGCAATGATCGACTCGCGAAAGTTTAGACAAACGAACACGCTCATGCCTTGCTCGATCGCGTCCTCGATCTTGTCTTGTATTGCAGCAATCTTGCCTAGCTCGCTGATCTGCCGTGCACGCAATATTGCAGTCAGGTGGCTGCTGGAATCGGTAGCTCGCTTCTGCTCGACGGCTCGGATTGCGGCCTCTGCGGCCTCGTACGCTTCATTGATCTTGGCGGTGGATCCATTGAGTTCCAAGAGCTCGACACCTATCTGAGTCTCGGGGAAGGCATCGCCCAGGTCAGCAACGCGGATCCTGGTACCTTTGGCCGGGAAGATTTGCGCGTGCAGTGCCTGCATGACTTTGATCCCACCGCGGTATTCCAAACCGTTGAAC